GGTGAAGCTCACCCTGGCCCACCCCCGGCCAGACATGCGGCTGACCGACTCCCTGGTGGGGGTGCTGACCAGCATGGAGGATCGGCCCGACGGCCTCTACGTCGAAGGCCGGATGGCCACCAGCTCGGTGGCCAATGACGCCCTGGCCCTCGTGAACGATGGCGTGCTGGACCAGGTGTCGGTCGGGTTCGTGCCGCTCAACACCCAGCGGGAGCAGGGCGACGGGTACACGGTGCTGCGTCGGGTCCGGGCCCATATGGACCATCTGGCACTCCTTCCGGCCGGCGCATATGGCGACCAGGCCAAGGTGCTGGCGGTGCGGGACGAGCCCGACGAGCTCGAGCGCACCGGCCCGACGCTGGCCGACCTGCGCCAGCTGCAGGCACGCCTGCGCTAGGATCCGCCACCAGCGACACCCCTACCGCGGATCGGTAGACACCTCGGCGGGCATCCCCCGGCCGACACCTCTACGGCGTGGCTCAGGCACCTCGGCACCTGACCCGACTCCCAAAGAGGAAGCCAGCAATGCCTTCGCAGCTGATGACCCGCCTGCTCGGTGAGCGCGCGGACGTCCGCAAGGACATCGATGCCCTGACCGCGACCGTTGAAGAGCGGGCCGCCGCCGGTGGCGATACCCACCTGACCGACGTCGAGAACGAGGTCATGAAGCGGGCCGACGAGCTGGCCGGCGACCTCGACGCCCAGATCGAAGCCCTCGCCGTCCGCGAAGAGCGGGAGGCCAAGGCCGCCGCCCTGGCCCTGAAGGTGCTCGAGGCCGTGGACCCTAAGGCCGGGGTCGAGCAGCGCGTGGCCGCCGGTGGCGCCCGGGTGAAGAACGAGCCGACCGTCTACCACGAGCGCTCCCGGAACAGCTGGGTACTCGACTCCCTGCTGAACACCCGGGGCCTGGTCGGCTGGGGTGGCCTCAACACCACCACCAACCAGGAGGAAGCCGCCGACCGGCTCCAGCGGTACACGAAGGAGATGGAGGTCGAGCAGCGGGCCGACCTGCCGCTGCACTCCACGCTCCTGCAGCGTGACAACGTGTCGACCGACTTCGCCTCACTGGTCCCGCCCCAGTTCCTGCTGGCCGAGTACGCCGCCCTGCTCCGGGCCGGCCGCCCCACGGCCAACCTGGTGGCCGGCATGGGCCTGCCCGGCGTCGGCATGACCCTGACCATCCCCCGGGCCACCGCCGGCACCACCGTGTCGACCCAGGCCACCCAGGGCACCAACCCGACCACCACCAACATGACCGTGACCGACCTCACGATCCCGGTCAACAGCTTCACCGGCCGGGCCGTGCTCTCCCGCCAGGCCGTCGAGCGCGGTGGGGTCGACCTCGACCGGCTCACCTTCGCCGACCTGGCGGCCGACGCCGCCCGCTACATGGACGCCCAGGTGCTCTTCGGCTCCGGCGCCACCGGCAACGCCACCGGCCTGGCCACCACCGGCTCCATCCTGACCGTGTCGCTCACCGCGACGACCGGCCTCGACCTGATCAAGGCCGTGGCCAACGCCCTGCAGCAGATCAACACCCAGCGGTTCCTGCCGGGCGACGTGATCATCATGCACCCCCGCCGCTGGGGCGCGCTGACCATCGCCGTGGACACCACGAACCGGCCGCTGGTCACCGTCGAAGCGGGTCAGCTGAACGTCTTTGGCCAGGGTGCCGCCGACCTGGTGCAGCAGACCGTCGGGACCCTGCTCGGCGTGCCGGTCGTGACCGACCCGAACCTGCGGACCAACCTGGGCGCCGGCACCAACCAGGATGAGGTCTTCGTGATCCGCCGGGCCGACTCCTACCTCTGGGAGAACGGCGTCCGGGAGTTCGTGTTCGAGCAGCCGGTGGGCCCCGCCCAGATCCAGCTGGCCGTCTACGGCAACCACGCCTTCACCGGCGGCCGCTACCCCACCTCGGTGGCCTACATCACCGGCACCGGCCTGGTGCCCCCGACCTTCTGATCCTGGACAAGAACGAACGGAGCAACGTATGGCAGAAGTGCGAATCGATGCGACCCGCCAGCGGCGTGGCCTGCTGTCCGAGGCGCTCAGCGACGCCGATCGCCGGATCAGGTTCCTCGAGGACCTGGCCCTGGATCGGGACCTGAACCTGGACGAGCAGAAGGCGCTCAAGCAGGCGACCGAGGACCTGGCCAAGCTGCAGAAGGACGCGATCGAGGAGTACAGGGGCGACCCCGCCCACGTGCTCGACGTGGGCGACCGGGCCATCCCCGACAACCCGCTGAACGCGCCGCCCGCCGGCAAGTAGCAGGGCTGGCGGCTGGTGACGATCACGAACGGCTATGCCACGCTGGATGAGGTCAAGCGCGAGCTGCGCCTGACCACAACCGCCGATGACCCGCGCATCGAGCGGGCGATCGAAGCGGCAAGCCGGGCGATCGACAACAGCACCAGCCGCCAGTTCTTCACCCAGGCCGCGACGACGGTCTGGCGATCATGGGGCACCACGGTCTGGTTCGATGACGCCCAGGCCGTCACCCTCGTGCGGGAGTCCACCGACCAAACCAGCTGGACCACGGTGCCCACCACGTCCTATGTCACCAACCCGCGGCTACCCCTGAGGAAGTTGCGCAAGACGACCGGCGCCGACTGGTCCGAGTTCGTGGAGATCACCGCCACCTACGGCAACACCACGATCCCGACCGAGATTCACCAGGCCACGATCATTTACGCCGTCCGCCTGTTCAAGCGGTCCGACACCCCCGAAGGGGTGCTGGTGGGCGACTTCGGCGCCGCCCGCCTCGGCCGCATGGACCCCGACGTGAAGGCGCTCGTGCAGCCCCTGGCCCGCAAGGTGATCGGCTGATGCCCCTGCAGGTGTCCGCCGTCCGCCAGGCCATGGCCCGGATCCTCGAGGCCGCCTTCGGCGCCGAGGTGCAGGTAGCCACCGCCCCGGACCAGATCACCCCGCCGGCCCTGTTCCTGGGCATGCCGACGATCACCTATCACGGGTCCAGCTCCCGGGCCGGTATCGACTTCATGGAGTTTCCGATCTGGGGCATCTTCCCCCGGACCCACGATCAGACCGCGGTCGACCTGGCCGACGAGTGGGCCTCCGGGATTGGTGACCGGTCGCTGCTGGTGCTGCTCGAGGAAGACCAGACGCTGGGCGGGGCCTGTCAGACCCTGGTGGTGCGCCGCACGAACGCCGAGGTGTGGAACGGCTCCCAGGGTGACCTGCCCGCCTTCCATTGGACTGTCGAGGTGTGGGGATGACCGCTCAAGCCCTGATCGATGCCGAGCTCGCCGCCGGCCCGCTCCGCCTCGGGGGCGTGTCGAACGCAACGAAGCTCGAGCTGGAGTTGGCCGAGCTGGACGCCACCGTGTTCACCTCGACCGGCTGGCGGGCCATGGTGGGCGGCCTCAAGAAGGGCATGGTCGAATCGTCCGGCTTCATGGACTCGACCCCGTTCGAGACCGGCGCACTGGCCCCCGACGCCGAGCTGTGGAATCAGCTGGGCGGCGCGCAGGTGCCGGTCACCGTGTCGGCCTCGGCCGCTGATCAGTCGGTGGCCTACATCCTCCCCGGCCGCCGGGGCAAGATCGATCTGTTCGGCAAGGTGGGCGAGCTGTCCCACTACGGCTCCACGATCATCGGCGACGGGGCAACGGCCCGGGGTGCGCTTCTGCACCCGGCCACGGTCACCCGGAATAGCTCCGGTAGCGGCACCATCTTCCAGCTGGGCACCGTGCCGGCCGGCCGGTCGGTGCTGATCGCCCTGCACATCTTCACCGTGTCGACCGGCACCTTCCAGCTCACCGTCCAGTCCGACGACAACGCTGGTTTCACCACCCCGACGTCGGTGGCCAACCTCGGCCCCGTGGGGGCCGCGTCGTCGGTACTGGTGACGATCCCGGGCCCGGTCACCGATGACCGGTACCGGGTGACATGGACCCCAGCCAGCGGCGCCGTGGGCCGGTTCCTGGCCGCCGTCGGTACCACCTGACAAGGAGCAGCAGCTATGGCCGTCGTGGCCCTGATCAATCCCAAGGTGACCGCCGCCGGCACCGACATCTCGGCCTACGTGACCGCGTGCGCATTCGACGCCGAAGCCGACCAGCTCGAGACGACCAACTTCGGCTCAACCGGCGGCTGGCGCACCTACATCACCGGCCTGAAGAAGGGGGAGGTGAAGGTCACCCTGAACGACGATTTCGCCGTGGGCCTGATCGACTCCCTGCTCTGGACGTGGTTCACCGGTGGGACGTCTATCACATTCAACGTGAAGGCCAGCAACGCGGCCAACAGCACCAGCAATCCCGAGTATCAGATGAATGTGCTGGTCACGAAGATGACCCCACTGGCTGGCAAGGTGGGCGAGCTGGCCAACCAGGACGTGACGTGGCCAGTCACCGGGGCCGTGACTAGGGCGGTCGCATGAGTCGGATCACATGCACGGTCGAGCTGGCCGACGGGACCGTGCACGCCGACATCCGGGTGCTGCCGCTCGACATCGTGCGGATGGAACGCCACTACGGCGTCGGCCTGGCCAAGCTGGAGAAGGACCATTCGATGCTCACTGAGCACGGGTGCTACCTGGCCTGGTCGGCCCTCACCCGCTCCGGCAAGTGGTCGGGCGACTTCGAGACCTTCCTGGAGCAGGTGGCCGACGCATCCCCGCCCGACGTGAGCGACGACGGCGGCCCGGTCCCTTCTCCGCCGGCTCCGTAGGTAGGCGTCTGGTGCGGCTCGCCATCGCAACGGGCACGGGGCCGGCCGACTGGGGCTTGGACCTCGACTGGCAGACCATGCTGACTTTCGAGGTCGAGCTGACTGAGCAGGCCGCCGCGGCCAGCCGCCAGGCCGGTCTCCGTGGCTAGCAAGGGCGGGAAGAGCACCGGGAGCGCCAAAGCCCCCGACGTCCGATCGAAGGGCGCGTCAACCCGGTCTGTCACGGCGGCGAACCTGCCGGAGGTGGCGGCCGAGCTGCGGGAGATGGGCCCCCACCTCCGGGAGCTGGTCGACCAGCGCCTACCCGACATCGTCGCCTACGCCTACAAGGTCGGCACTGGGTCGCCGGTCACCCGGGCCGAGAA